ATTGGTGCCCGAAACGTTTAATACCACCGTGAGCGCGAGCTCGCGATTGGTCCTCTTCGTAACAGGCATCATCAGGGTCAATAGTCCCGTAAACGGGTTCGACTAAATAGTCGAAATCAGGGTTCACAGCATAGGAAATGAGCATATGCTCGCCGCAGAGAGAGTAGTAGTTGTTTCGTCCTCTCTTTTCCTCTCTTTTTCCAGATAACTCATAAAACATCTCACCTGCCGCGCCGCCGTGATGGCGGCCGAACGCGTATGAGGCCCCAAGAGAGGGGAACTTACGCGGAGGCTCGGGTCGTTCCTCGAAAAGAGGTTCGATCTGATGTGCCTGGCAATGGTAGTGAGTTGTCTGTATCTGTCCGTCCTCGTCCTCCCCCTCGTCATACTCGTCCCAGTTTTCTTCGTAACTATCAAAAAGTTTTCCGCTGTAGAAGATCTCAGCAGCGGCGCGCTCAGTCGAAAGGAGGATCTTTTCCTTTAACTCTGTGGACTTAACATCAATGTCCAAGTTGAAGGTATTAACCTTTACAGAGACCTTTCCATCCTTGACGCCACACAAGGCATCACGATGTTTCTTAAGAGCAGCTTCGATGAAACTTTTTGGAACTGGGAGAGAACCATTCTTCGCCATGTAGAAATTATAGGCGAATTGTTGAAAACGATCTAACTTCCTGACTTTCCTTGTACTAAGAGCACTATTCCACCACTTACTCCAAGATTGACTTGGAAAGATGTAACTTAGTTCCATGAGCGGTTTAATCCACTCCGGTTCTTCGGGTAACTCACTTTGCTCAAAAGAACGAGCTAGTGTAAGGGCGGTAAAATATTTAAGTGCTTTCTCTTGTACACCAAAAACAGCCAGCGCCCAAAAGGCGCCAACAGCAAGGGCAAAGTCAGAGTCAAGAATGGTCCATTGACGGGGGATGGTCTTAGATGTAGAGAGGTCGTAGCCGGGAAATCCGAATAATAGGGGTTTGGCCCCAAGGGTTTCTCGATAGTATTCAGCTACGATCCGATAGCTTTCCATTATACGTGTAGAACGGAGTAGGCAGTCAAAAGGGGTGGTCGTGGTGTCAAGCATCATGGTCGCATCGTTCGATTGCTTCAACTGTTTAATAACATCATTAAAGCCCAGAAGTACAAACTCGCGTTCAGCTGCGAGAATCGAAGAAGGCCGGTCGTCTACACTGCTTTGCGGCAGTGCGAACGATCGA